GCTCACAGGTGGTGGGGTGAGGGTTTCGGCCCTCGCCCCACCCAAAAGTTCTGAGGATTCATGGGCAGAGAATTGCAATTAGGGTACGGAAGTAACCGAAGGGTTTACGGGGATCCTGGGGAAGGATACTCACAGAGTACTCCTAGAGATAGTTACTTCGGTGGGCGTGGAGTGCGAGCTATAAATGCGGATATTCCGCATGAAGAGCCGCAGCTTCCTTCTTGTCTTGCAATTACTAAAGCTGGTGATCCATGCAAAGCTCGTCCTGCCGAGGGGCAAAGCTTTTGCTCTTTCCATAAGGAGTAGCGGTGAACTTAGGGGAAATGCGTTCCTACATTCAGAGCGTTGTTGAAATTGACAACAGCGACATTTCTGATGATGTGATGAACCGCATGTTGGGGCAAGGCTACGATCAGGTTGTTTACAGCGAGAAACGCTGGCCTTGGTACGAGGTTTCTACAACCTTTTCTACTGTTTCTGGAACTTCGGATTATGCTCTTTCTACGGTGGGAGGAAGTGTCACCAACGGGTTGCGTGAAATAAATGCGTTAAGAACAGACGATCATGTTCTTACGCTCATTGGAAGAGATGCAGGTGACGTTGTTTATCCTTTGGATTCTGCTGGGAATGGCGATAGTTGGTATTGGTCTTACTGGGCCGAAACCGTAAGGTTGTACCCTACCCCGTCCTCTGCTCAAACAATTTATGTTCGGGGATATAAGAACCCTTCAGCATTTGGGGCAGGTTCATTAGATTCTGCGACTCCGAGTGATTTCCCTGAACCGTTTCATCAGGTAATTGCGACCTTTGGGATTGCTCGTGCTTATGAACAGCAAGAAGATCCTGGTATGGCTCGCGAATACCAAAACATTTTTGCTAGGGAGTTAGATAATTTGCGGGCAAGGTATCTTGATGCGCCTGCACCGCAGCCTTTGGTTTTGAATACTGTTTCGACTTCTCGTTGGCGTTCACAAAGTGTTATGCCTGACCGACTTAGGTTTAGTTGGGAGTAACGGATGTCTAAAGCGGAATCCCAGGGCTCTGTTCCACATGGTCAGCGATATAAGCTGACTATGTTAGAGGATTTCAGTGGGGGCTTAAATTTACGTTCGGACCAATTCAATTTAGGTCCTAACGAAAGCCCTAACATGCTTAACGTAGATGTTGACCCTCGTGGCGGCATTAAGATGCGTTTAGGGGTAGATAAACGCAATCCAACTGCTTTGCCTTCTAGGGTGACGGGTTTAGGGCAGTTCACCCCAGATGGGGGAACAGCCCGAGTTATTTGTTCATATGGGACTACTGTTGCGGAATCTTCTGCGAATGATTTCACAACTTTAAGTGGTGTTTCGGTTACTGACGGTAATCGTTTGTATGGGCAAACAACTAACGATAAGTTTTATGGAGTTTCGGGAGATGCTGCGTCATTTGTTTACGATGGAACGACTGCTTCAAACCTTGCGTCGAATGTCAACGGTTCAGCAGGAAATTACCCTATAGCTAGATACACTTGCCATTGGAACAACCATGCTTGGGTTGCTCATACCAAAGAAGGTGGCACTGCTTACGCTAACCGTGTGCGTTGGTCACGGATAGATGACCCAGAGACATGGTTTGATTACGATTATGTGGATGTCAACGTGGGGGAACGAGGCGACGAACTTTCTGCTCTCGTACCCTTCGCTGATCGCTTATTAATTTTCAAAACGAACAGCGTTCATGCGCTGTACGGTTTTGATTCTTTGACGTTTCAATTAGTGCCTCTTTCCCAAGATGTGGGTTCTGTGGCAATGTCGTCACCAGTTTCGACTCCTTATGGAGTGTTTTTCTGGTATGACCGTCAAGGCGTATGGATGTATGACGGCGACAAGTTTGTTTGGGTGTTTGAGAAACTCCAACCAGCTATCGACGATGGAAGATTACAGTTCAACAATCCGCCTCAGTTGGCTTGGTTTAAGAACAGGCTTTATGTTTCTGTTGATTGGGATGATTCAGGTGGTGCTGTTACTCATCGCCGTGTTCTAGTTTTTGACCCGACTTTGGGTGCTTGGACTATGACGAATATAGACGCTAATGCGATGATGACGTTTGCGCCTCCTGGCGCTGAACAGGATTTGTTGGCTGCTTGTTATACGAACTCGGGTCGTGTGATCCATTTGGAACAGGATTTGCAAAGCGATTTCTACGGGACGACGACATCGCATATTGATTCTTCTTATACGACAAGTTGGCTTGTTGGGAAGAATCCGATTGTTAAGAAGCGGTGGGGTAAGCCTCGTATTGTGGTGAGTTCTGATGCAACTGTGGCTATGTCTGCAAAGTTGTATACGGATTACGACACTGCGAACTTTAAGAAGTCGATGTCCTTTGGTGTTCAAACGGGGGCTACGTCTGGGGCAACATGGGCTGCTTCGGCAGGCCCAACGGGGGGGACAGGCGTTTATGGTACGAGTACTTGGGCGAGTGAGCCCAATACGGATGTTACGAATATTGAGCGGCTGCCTACTCTTGGGACAGCTAAGGCTATTCAATTAAAGGTAGAAGGTCCTACATCTGTTGATGAGGCTTGGGAAGTGAACGCTATGGCATTTACTTATATTCATAGGAGACTGCGTTAATGGCAACCTTTACCCAGCCAAATACGGCTGTAGCTGGTAGTGCGATCATTGCTAGCGAACATAACTCTAACTGGACTTATTTGAAGAACTGGTTAGAGGGTGTTCCTGGTCAGACCGCTACTTATCCTGGGGTAATTCAGAATACTGGTGGAACAGTTAGCGGCGATTTAGCTGTTACTGGTGGTTTAACTGGTGGGACTCTTACCTCTACGGGAAATGTTTCTCTTGGAGCCACAAACCACCTGTATTTGAGCAGTACCCAACATAGCGTTATTGGTTTGAGCACTGGTACTGATATCAATGCTCAGACTGCTGGGAGTTTCTTAAAGGATCTGAACTATCGAGCGAACTTTACAAGTGCTGGTCCTGGCAATAACACTCATCAGCTTTCTTACGGTTCAGATATAGCCAGCGGTGCTTATGCTGGCAATTATTTGTCTGAGAGTCACCGTTATTCGGTGTACTCTCGTCGTGCTGGTGAAGGGTACCAAGGACCATATAATGGCCGTCCTGCTTCCGAATATCGTTTAGTTATTAATGGTTCTATGGCAATCCGTGGAGACATTATTGGCTACACAAGCTTTAACGAAAGCGTGCCTGGAACTTCAAATGATTATTTGCTTGGTGAAGGTACCCGTATTAATTGCCAGTGGTTGAATGTCGCATCAAATATTGACGTAAATGGCTACATCAGGGTGATGACCAAATATGATTACGCCAACTTGTTTATGGGCAATGACTACGGTCACCCTGGTGAAGATTATCTTCAATGGAACGATGATATTCATTCAGGTCAACCTGGGTTTGCGTTTCACATAAACGGTACTTCTGCTACAAACATGAGTGGTCGTATTCTTTCTATCTCGAAAGATTCGAGCAACTATGTGGATGTTCGTGCTCCTGTAGGCACATATCCTGCGAATCAACCAACAACAACTACTGCTGGTTGGCCGACGATCTCAGGAACCACAGCAAATATTGATACAAGCACTCAACGCCTTGGAGTTGCTTCTTCTTCTATCCGTTTCAAAGAAGATGTAGAAGATTTAGGAACAGAGGAAAACTGGGACAAATTGCGTTCATTGAAGCCACGCACGTTCCGTTGGAACCGTGAAGTAGCTGATCGCTCTAGCTTGGATTATGAAACTCAGATCCCAGAACCAGGGTTTATTGCTGAGGAAGTTCACGAAGTGGCACCTGATATGACATTGTACGATGAGAATGGTGACCCGATTGTGTATCGAGAGAAGTCAATGCTTGCGATGCTAGTTAAAGCAGTGCAAGACATTGACGAGCGTTTGGGGGCTCTTGAATAATGGCAACAGGGACCACGTACACCAATGATGTAGGCAGAGGCCAGAACCTCATTTCCTATGCTGACGGTTTCCGTTATCAAGGACAATGGTCGTCTGGTACCTCCTACTCTGTTGGCGATGTTGTTGAATACAACAGCGGTTCCTATGTTGCTCGCACAGCGCATTCTGGTCAAACTCCTTCTGCTGGTAGCGGCTATTGGCAAACAATTTCTGCGCCAGGAGCAGCAGGTGGCCCTGGCCCAGCAGGAGCGGCAGGACCCCAGGGGCCGTCTGGCCCCACGGGTCCAGCAGGCGCAACTATTCTTAACGGGATAGGTGATCCGCAAGGAGTTACTGGTCAAGACGGTGACTTCTATTTGAATGTGTCCAATAACTATTTCTTTGGGCCTAAAGCCAGCGGCGTTTGGCCTGTTGGGTTTAGTTTGATTGGCCCGAATGGGCCACAGGGATCAACGGGGCCAACTGGCCCAACTGGTCCTGTTGGCCCACCTGGAGGTCCCCCAGGGCCGACAGGGCCCACGGGTCCCACGGGAAGTACAGGTCCAGCAGGTCAAGCAGCAGGAACCGTAAATGGTGGTGTTGCTGAGTCAAA